TTTTTTACTGCAACTTACGCTGCGCTACGCACAAAGAACTTAGACTTACCCGCTGCAACAATGCTGCTGTCGGCAAGAACGCCGCCTTCGATATCGAATGAACCGAAGTCGTCGCCAATTAAGTCTAGGCCCGATGTTGGTGTAGGCTTCCAGCGATAAAACTTAAGCACACTTGCTTTGCCGGTCACGTCGTTAATACCATCAACTACCACCTTCACTTCTTCGCCAGACTCAACCAGTGCTTGCAACGCATTACCGGCTTTACTGGTGTAAGTGACTTTAAGTGATTCAGCTGCCGTGATAGCACCTGTGCTTAATGCGCGAATACCCGCAGCACTGACAATGTAATCGGTGTTCACATCGTAAGTTGTGGTGCCAGCCGTGTCGGTCACCACAGCAGGAATCTCGGTATCTATCATTTTTACGGTATCGGCTAAGCCATCTAGCACAGCAGTTACTACTTCATCAGTAACGGATTCTGCCGTTAGCACGTCAATTTTACCGCGCAGTGCTAACGCTAAGTTGGCATTGCTAAAGTCGTTTAACGTCATGGATAAGTTAACCGATTTAACCACGGTGATTTCAGCAGCATTACCGCCGCCACCGCGATAGTTTGGTTGCTCTTTGGTTTCTTGCTCGATTGAGATATTCACGCCGCTGGCGTTACCCACATCGCGGCCGTTGACATACACGATGCCCGAACCGATGTAGCTCTCTACGACTGTCTCGCTCATAGTTTTTCTCCGAATGGTACTGTATGAATTAAGTTTAAAGTGATGACCGCCAGACCATGTTTTTCGTGGGCTTCGGGCATGATGTATTTACAGGGCTCAGATTCTTTAAACGTAATAGCTTTGGGTAGCCATGACGGTTTTTCGGTATTACGTTCGTCTTTAAAGAATGCGCTGCGGATGTCGCGAACTAAATTAATTAGCTCTGCGGTTGGGGTGGTCGATTTGCTTAAATTGATACCGGCAACAACTTGTAATGCGAGATCGTCACGGTAAGGGTTGATGCCATTGTTAGCACTGAACAAGTCGGTGTAAGGTTGCAAAAAGATAAACTGCTGTTCTTTTGCAAGGCCTTGGGCATAAAAGCCTTCACGCACAGTTGCGCCGTCAACCAACTTGAGTCGGTCTATCAGGGTTTGGATCATGGGTACCTCGATGCCTGGTAAAAGACTATTTAGCGTATTGGCCGTATTTTTTACGCAGATGGGCAATAATGGGTGGCTCTAAATCGTCACGCATAAAGCCAAAGCTGCCTGCCACTGAAGGGCCGTATAACGCTTTTTGTCCACTCAAGCTGCGCCAAGAGTTATCACCCTTTTTGCGACTGAACATTAGTTGATTACCGTTGCGGCCAATGACAGTAAACGCACCACTAAACCACACAGGCTGATTGCGAATAACGTTTATGCTGAAACCGCCAGCAACCCTTTGCGCTCGTTTACCCACTTTATAACGGGGACTAGCAAAGCGGGTTAACGTACTTGCGCGCATCCTTGCGCTAATTGATGCGGTTAGGGTTTTTGGGTTAATGCTGATACTAAAATGCTGTTCAACATACGACTTAGACTTAAAGCCGTATTTTGTGAATATTCCATCTACAGCAAGTTGGTTACCAAATTTAGCTGCATCGTCTATAGCCTTAGCAATTGCGGGTGATTGTGCATCACGCATGCGTTTAAGCTCGCGATCAACTGCATCAAATCCTGTGCTTGTTAATGCCATAACAACACCTACATTTGTAAATACACATAGGTCACACACACTGAATCGGTGCTAACCCTTTGCGTTAATCGGCATTCAGTACCGCCAATAGTGAAAATATCACCTGAATTAACATCACCCTCACTAAGTAAAAACTCAGCACGCATGACTAACTCTGGCACATACTCATTAGCCGATGCGGCAATTTCGCTGCCATTATCGTCTAACGATACCAAACGGGTGTAGGGTGTTGCTCCGTCCACTGGGGCAAAGTCGCACGGGTCAGCCAAGCGCTGAAAAACCCGTACTATTTTGGCATTTACCCGATCAGCAAATACCGCACCCAAACTAGGCATTAATTTTTACCCAAACGCTATCACTCGGGTTAGCCGCATCAGCCCATGCTTTACCGGCTAAGGTATTGCCAGATGCTACACTAGTGATCATGCCATCAGCCTTGATATACACCTGCCCACCTTGGGTAATGTCATCGGCGGTCACTTTTGGCAATTCATACACACCTTCAGTTGCACCCACACCTGGTTCACCAATAGCAACATTGCCAAGCGACACGGCAACCACTTTACCTAATAATACTGGGTCACCACTGGCAACAAGGGCAGTGGCGATAAATTCGATGGTATTACCATCTGATACACAATTTTTCATAAGGTTTTTTCCCAATTACGTTAAAAATTTGCCATTAAAAAGGCCGCTGACTCAATCGAGTTAGCGGCCGCTTTTATTTCGAAATGGATGCGTGTTACACACCCGTTGATTTAACCAATCCACGGTGATCAAGTGGTGCAACACCCGCATCGATACGCACTTTGGTTGCAACACCGTCAATGGTAAAACCTGCTTGCTGTTCAATGTATGGTGTGTCCATGCCATCAAGATAAGCCACTTCAATTGTGTCTCGGCCTTGGCCAGCGGCTAAGTACCATGCTGCAGCACTTGCATCATCTAAACGTGACTCTGCAATCACTTCGGCAAAGTTTTGGATAGGGTTAGCAATGCCAGCGTTAACATCAGCGCCTTTAACTGAGCTTGATTTGATGATTTGATTCATCGTTGTTTCAAGCGCAACCGGACACAATACAAACTCAGGGCGAATGTTTAAGTGTCGAGTACCAGACTTTTGCTTGCGCATTAACTGACGGCCAGCGTCTAACGCGGCAACGCTTGGTGCGCCACTGCCTAAGTTGCCATGGTCAGTATGGAACAATGCTTTACCGTCTGACATTTTAGGATTGCCCGTTAACACTGCATAAACCAAGTCACCAATGGTGCCTTTAGCTGCAAAGCCCATTTTCATTGGAATGTCAGTTAACATGCTCATATCATCATTGATGATAGCCTGGCGAGTAATAGAGAACAGTTCGCCATAGGTTGCTAATGCGATTTGCTCTGCACGGTCACCTAACGTGATGTACTTGTATTCAGCACCTTCACGCACTTTACGCAAGCTGTTGAAGTCACCTAGCCCTACACGTTGAGCAATCTTAAAATCACCTAACTGGCCTTTTTTAGTCCAGCGTTCAAAGGTTTCTTCAGCGGTTTCCCAGCCCATTAACACCGACTTATTAGCCACATCTAATAAGATGTTACCAAAGTCGCTTGAGCTATGAGTAAACGCCAAGCCAACCATTTGCATTGGGTTTAGATTGGCAATGCCAATGCCGCGATCAACTAACGATGCACGGGCAAGTTCACGCAAGTTGTAACTTCCGTAAGCATTGTCTTTCTGTATTTCGCCATGACCAGCACGATGCATCACATGCGCACGAATTGAGTCACCCACCAAGTTACCGTTACCAGCATGAATGATCACACGGTTAGGCTGTGCCGCTAACGGTGTAGTACCTTCACCCAACTTAGCCAAAATCATGTCTTTGGCTTTGTCTGCGTCAATATCATCATTTGCAAGACAGCTATTTTTTAGCTCAGTGAGTTGCGGGAACGTCGCGAACGCGGTGTTAATACCGTCGGTTCGTGCTTTGTTCATTGCTTTAGCAGCGGCGTGAATATCAGCGGCTGATGGTGCAGCAGGTGCTGGTACCGATGCGGCTGGTGTTGGTGGATTGGCTGCTGGCGCAGGAGGATTAGTTACACCAGGTACGTTACCCTGTGGTGCAAACAGGTTTTTTAGAGATTCAGGCATATTAGCAAAGTCCTTGAGTCTTTTTGAGTTAAGCGAAGCCGCCATTTGAAGCGGTTCAGTGAGGGTGTTGGCGAAACCTTTTTCAACCGCTTCGCGGCCAGTTAGCCATGTTTCAGCAGCCAAAAGCGTATGTAGCTCATCTTCTGGCAAACCTGTTTTTTGTTGATAAGCACCAACTAAGTTACTTTCGACTTTATCGAGTAAGTCGGCATATTTGCGCATATCGTCTGCGTCACCTAATGTGCCGCCCCATGGTTTATGCACCATCATCATGGCGTTTTCGGGCATGATGACTTCATCAAAAGCCATGGCAATCACACTGGCCATTGATGCAGCAAGGCCGTCAATATGGCAAACCTTGTGCGCTGGGTGACCTTTGATCATGTTGTAAATCGCCATGCCTTCAAACACATCACCACCAGGGGAATGAATGCGTGCCGTTAAGGTGCCTATTTTGCCTAATGCTTGTAAGTCACTGGCGAATTGACGGGCACTAATGCCCCATCCACCAATTTCGTCATAAATCATTAATTCGGCATTACCGTTTTGCGCCTTTAAGCTGTACCAGCTTTTATCAGGCTTATTGGTCGGTGTCAGGGTCAGGCTTGCTTGTGGTGCGAACAACATTGCTGCGGCCACGGCCGCCTGATGCATTAGTGTCTTTTTCACTTGGGGTTACTCCGTTTTGTGGCTCTGGGTCGTTAGGTGTCACCATGTCGTTTTCACGATTGTGTTTCACTTCGCGCTCACGCTGGCGTTTAACTTCGCTTGGGTTACGACCTCGGGCACGGGTCCAATCAGCCTCAGAGGCAACATTACCGGCTATCATCATTTCCCATCCTTGGGCTTCTTTACGTGGGTCAATCCATGGCATGGTGGGGCCGTAATACACCGAATCAAACAAGGTGCGTTGGTCTAGGTCTGGCGGTAAAATTAATGGGTCTTGCTTGTTCATCAATTCCATTTGTAACCAGTTACGAAACGCAGGCCGCGCCCAACCTGCACAAAACCATTGCTGCATAATGCGATTCGATTCGTCTTGCTCTACCAACTCTTGGCGCTGGCTTGAGTAGCTGCCTTTATAGTCACGGGCAATGCTCGAGTAACTGCCGCGGGTACCTGCAGCACAGGCTTTTAACTGGCCGTTACGAAAATCGACTAAATGCACGTTAGGGCGATTTGACTCAATCATGCCAACGTCTTCACCGGGTGCGAGGTCGTCGAACGTCATACCTGGTGCAATGTTAATTTCGCGGCTTTGGCTTTCGCCAGAATCGGGAATAAACATAGCCGCGTCACCGCGTTTAATGTAAAACGCTAAAGCGGCAGCAATACGCGCTGCTACCCGTTCAGATTCTTCATAGTCTTTAATGTCGCCAAGGCGGGTTAAAATGCCGTGAAAAATGCTGATACCACGCAGCTGGTGCAGGCGTTTAAATAAGCCCAAGTGCAGCATGTTGCTAGCAGGTACAGTTTTGGTTTTATAACGAAAGCCGATTTGGTCAGACGGGTGATCAAGCAGTACATGGTAATTAACCACCTGCCCCCAACTATTAACCTCTAACCCTTGGCGAACGCGACTTGATACATCGTTAAGTTCAAACGGAATGTAATCAGGTTCTAACGCTTCAATGCTGTATTGCGTACCTTGCGGGTTTGGGTGACCAAACTTGGCTACCTTGCCACGCACTTGCTGGCCGAATACTTCACCATCACGCAATGCGGTTCGTAATACTAAGCGTTCAAGCTCTGGCCTTGTGTAGCGCCCTGTTACGTCTGGCTTTAATGACCATGTTGCAAAACGGCGTTGTATTTCATTGGCGAGGTCGTCCAGTATTTCTCCGCTTATGCTGCGGGGTTGTGGTTCAACCACAATACCTTGCGCACCTATAACCCGTTCTTCCATGCGGTCTAAAATGCCAATACTGAGATCGTGATTTTCGTCTAACCATCGCGCCTGCTCACGCAAGCTTTTACCTGCAGCAAATACCGCTTGGTTGGCACCGCGTCCCTCTTTATTGGCTTTGTGGGTTCGGCTTGGGTTGGCCGCCTCGTAACCTTTAAGGTTGCGATAACTCATTGCGGCCGCTTCACGATTAAGTGCCCAGCGTGGGGCTATGTACGATAGTGCATCGTTAATAATGCTCATGCTGTGCCTCTTTTAAAATGAGTCAGGTAAAGCCACTGCACGAACAAACCACATCTGGCCCGTCTGCAAGTGGTTTTTAGCTAGAGCTAGGCAGCGCTTAGATTCGATAAACTGCTCTAGAGCCATGGGCGCAAGTTCGCTTTGTTCGTCGTCGCGCATCTTTCCCACTTCTTTAAGTAGCACAGCAGTACCATCGGCGTGCGCCTTAATTCGATTCATCAAATCAATTTCTTGCTGGCTTAAATCGCGATAGCCTTTGATTTTTTTATGTTGGTTATCCATATTGTTTCCTAATTAAATCGGGCGAGTGTGGTACCCCGTGGACGGGTGTACATGCTTAAGGTGCGCTGCCATTCAATGCGGCCTTTGCGAATTTGTTCTAGGTCTTCACTGGTCATCATCTTGCCGTTAATGCTGACGGACTTACCCGCCAGTACATCTTTTTCGGCTTCGATATACAGCGCGACCATGTCTACCGCTTGTTGCTTTGACATTACAGCCAGCCTCCTGATTTTGCCGATCCACCATTTAACCAGTTATTGGCTTGGCTATTTTTCGGTTTTTTAGGTTTGGGGGATTCATCGGTTGATGATGGGTTTTCGTCTTTATTTGTTATCACTTTACTGAGCGAGTCGAGATTAATGCCAAAGCGATCAATGGCGATATACAGCGCAGCCAAGGCATACACAAAACAGTCGATTGCCTCGTTACGTCTACCGCCTGCGTCCCAACGGTACACAATGCGGCCGTCGCGGCGCGTTGGCCTTTTGCGTTCAGACGTTAACTGTTGTAGTTCGGCGTCATCACAAATGCTTTCATTTAACGGCAAATGAATTGCACCAGGTTTACGCGTATCAACACTGGGTTGAGTGCGCATCATAGCCATGATCAACTCTTTGGCGTTGTCGGTACCGACCTCAGTTAAATAAACGCCTTTGTTAGTTCGTTTGCGCGGGAAATTAGCAATCGGTTTGCCGTACACATTGGCGCCTTTTACGGGTACCACGCGGTACAAGCCCAGCTTTTTACTCATTGAGTAAACGGTATCAGTGTAGTGACCGCCCGAGTCCCAGCCTGTTGTTCCTATGTTCAACACAATGCCGTCGTTACGGGTGTAACTTTGGTTTAATCGCAGCGCGACTTTATCAAGCAGAATTTGACTATCTGGGTCACCATACAAAATAAACCTATCGATTAAGGCGCACTCTTTACCTGCGCCCCAGCCCCAAATTCGGCCTTCATAACGGTCGTTTTGGGTATCAACACCCGCGGTGACATACACAACCCAATCTGGCATTTTACCGTTGGGGTACATTTCACGGCGTCGGCCTAAGTCTTCCCACTCAATGCGTTCGCCGTTGTCGTTGTCCCACGGTTGGCCTAGCTTGGTGTTAACAAAGGTTTGTAACTTTTCTTTGTCGCCTTTGGCTTTGTAAAACTCGGTGACTAGCTTGGCCCAGCTGTTAAGCGTGTTGTAGGCCGACCAGATATAAATCGAGATATTTTCGGGGGTTAAAAAGTCGTTGCCGTCTTTATCAAAAAACGAAATAAAATCTGGGGTGTACACGCCCGTTTTGTCGCATATCCACACGGCGCGTGGGTGTTCTTCCATGTCGTGCAGTTGATTGTTTTCAATGCAACAACCGCAGTGTTCGCACACGTAATAGGCTGTTTTTGGGTCGCTACCTTGCCACTTAATACCAAACGGTTCAGTTTTACCGCCCCACTTTAAATGCTGCAGTTCGTCGCAGTGTGGGCAGGGCAAGTTAAATCTAAATTGGTACCCACTTTCGCTACAGGCCTTTTCAATTTGGCAGGTACCGAGAATTTTGGGGGTAGATCCACGAATCGATTTAGGAAACATCGACAGTTCAACACGGGTATCACCTAACGATGTGGCGTTACCTTCGTGTTCGATTGACTCGTCAAAACCGGCTAATTCATCATAGATAACATCATCAACAGAGTGTTCACGATAGTTGGCGGCAGCAGTACCACCACGCACCAATAATGTTTTTCCATTGGTAAAAATTTTATCTTCTAAAGTATTATCTTTATGTTTTTTACCAATCCATGGTGCTAAGGCTTTCCAAATCGGCATGTCACGTATGGCGGTTTCAACATGCTTTTTCATGAACTTTTTAGCGATGCCATCAGTAGGCTGGTATATCAACACGTTACGCTTTTTGTGTTCTATCTTGTAACCCGCATTGGCCATGAGCATTTTGGTGTAACCCACACGCGCTGACTTCATAATATTCAGCGTGGTGATTTGGTCGTTACCCATGGCATTCAATATGCCGATTTGAAACGGTAGGCTTTCCCATTTGCCTTCGGTGTAAGACGATTCAGACGACATATAAAAATGCGTGTCGGCGTATTCACTACAGGTTAAAACGGGTGGACGGTAAAACGATTTAAGACCAGCAGATACAGCGGCTTTCAGATTGTTAATCTGTGCTGCTGATATATTCATCCAATAAATCCTCAATGCCGTTGGCCAGTTCAGCGGCTGTGTTTTGGCTTTTAATTACTTCGGCGCGAATGGCGTCTATGGTTCGTTCTGGCATGTCGGGGAATTTGCGTTTTACACGAATGTGTATTTGGTCCAGCACTGGCGATATTTGCGCAGCGATACGGCTTAGTACAAATGAGCAAAATGCGACCTCGACCACTTCTTTGCGGTCTTTTTCGTTTTTAAGCTCTTGGCCGTCTGCTTGCGCTTTAACTAATCGGTAACGTTCAAAGTCGATATTGGGTTTTTCGTCTTCATCTTCTAACGGTTTGCTAATACTTTTTTTACGCTCATTAGCCACCCGATTACCAACAACATCGGCCATAGTGTATAAACACTCACGACCTTTTTTACTGTTTATTGGCACGTCCCACTTGTCGAACGCTTGGGTACTAATACCCAAGCTTTTGCATAGGTCAGTTTTATTCAGTAGCACTGGCGCGGCTTCAGGTGTAGGAATACGTGCCATAGTGGACCTGTTATTTTGCTTGCTGAGAATTAGTAACCTTGGATAATCGCAGTGCTTGTACCTGCGCTGGTTAGTGTAAATTTTTCAATGTTGCCAAGCTCAATGTTATGGCTACCTGCTTCAAGGTTTGCTTGAGTAAAGTCAGTGCCGTTAATGGTGTAAGTCAGCGTGATGTTGTCACCGCTAAAAACAAGCTGGTGTTGTTTGCAACTTTGCATAACACCTGGGCGCGTAACGTCCACGGCCGACGTAGTCACCGTTAAATTTTCGATGTATATCATGTGAATTCCTTGGGTGGGGTGCGGGTGTTATGGGGTGTTAGATTCTTCTATCTCGGTTGCAAACTGGGCTGCAAATTCAAGCGCTTCATCCCAGGTTAATAGCATCGGCGTTGTGTCGCTAATGCCGAAGTTAGGTTCGCACCCTAACGATTTTAAATGGTCTAAAAAGTATTCAGCACTATCTTTGTGAAAGTTAACTAATCGATAATCACCATACAACACTGCATAAGGCCACGACTGCTTGGCTATATCGTTGTCTTGGTATCCTTTCTCAGATAAAACTACAAAGACATAAATACCAGAGTTAACCCATGCTTCTAGGTTTGTCATATCGCTACCCACCCTGCTGCGTTGTAGTTAATTATGGTTGCGTTAACACTTCCAACGGTTGCAAGTTGATTCGCTCCTTGGCCCTTATTGTTAAGCGGTATATTTATTATTTCTACGCCAGACCTTTTAACTGAAAGCTTGAATAGAGGGAACGCTGCAAATCTTTGGTCAAGCGAATATCTTACGCCTAGCCACCTAAACCAGCTTGATGCACTAACTAAAGATTTTACATTGTGATACGCCCCATCAAGAGGAAGTAAAGTAGTCTCTATCCCATCGACTACGACCGTACTCGCTACCGGCCGCCTATCAAACCTCCCTGTGCTGTCGATTGCAAATAAAAGGTAGTATGGCTCCGTTGGTGAGTCTGTTCCAGCAATAAAGTAAGCGTTATTATACGCTGCAACTGGAGCTTTAAAGTTAAGCTCAATTAAATCATTAGCTAAAACATTTACATTGCTTGAAAGTTGGATGTACTGAGTTATACCGTCTAGCCGATATACATAACTAGTCACACCTAAAATTGCAGCACTAGACGTGATTAAAGCGCCAACGCTATCAGTCACAGTAACCGTAATCGATGCATTCTTATCAGTAGCGGCGGCAGTAAATGACAACGCCGCACTATTGGTGCCAACGTTCGCAGCGTTCTTTTTCCATTGATATGAGTATGGCGCAACACCGCCAGTAACTTCACAACTAAACGTAGCTAGTGCGTACTCATCAACCGTTTTACTTTGTGGCTGAGATACTAATGATGGTGGCGCGATAACAGGAACTTGAACACCAAACACTGACGTTATAGCTGGCCGTATTGCTGGTCGAAATGCGGGTTTGAATGCGTTCATTTGGGTTCGGCCTCAATATCTTCAATCACATGGCTACAGCGTTCTTCTTCAATGTGTTGCAACTGCCTAAGCAATAACTGCTGATTTAGCCTGGCATTTTCTTCTAGTATTTTTGCTATCTTTTCATCACGCTCACTTTTGCGTGCAGCGCGTTCTTTTTTTCTGGCTTGATAAAACCAGTTAATCAATGCAGTAAAAATGGCACAGCCGCCACCCACTAAAACGCCAATATCCATATTGTTCACATAGCTGCCAAGTGCCGTTAAAAGTGAGGCTAGATACGAGACAACCGACGTGATTTTTGAACTTAACTCAGTCGTTATGCTCATGCTGTAACCGCCATTGTTGTAGGCGCAGCATGCTTGCATTGCAAGTTGCTAGCGCATTGGTTTGGGTAAGTGAGTGTTTAAGTAAATCAATATTGGTGGTACCAATAAAATCAGGGATGCTGCACAGGGCTAACCAATCGGGCGGTGGTAACACATACACCGTTTGGGTTTGGGTCACCACTTTTACAATCGGTTGGCTTGAGCAGCTGCAAAGCATCAGCAGGCAGCAAAGCATTAGCCCAATCTTTTGTAGGTTCATCGGTTGAGTCCTTAATCAGATTGGCCTTAGCAATACGGCTTTCATGTGTTGCTTGTAAATCGATAACCTGTTTTCGATGATCTGCATTAAGCTCGGTCATCACACGGTAATCACGCTCAAGCGTTTTAATGCGTTCGGCTTGGTTGTCGTTGCTGCTTAATAGCGCTTCAACACTTACTTGCGATTGCAGTAGGTTATCACTTAGCGTTTTATTCTTGGCTTTAAGTGAATACATACCCAATGAACCTACGCCAAGCAAGGTGGCCATAAGAAGTACAACGATTAACAGCACTGTGTTTTTTAAGTCATTAAACATTACAAGTCCCTCAAACAATAACGCCGCGGTTATTGCGGCGCTTGAAGTGAGTTTACGCATTGCCTGTGTCGGTCTTGCGCTCGGGTCCATACGCCATAACACCGTTTGTTACCCGGTGTTGAACAATCAAAACCTGCAACGGTTCGGTATTGGGGTAACAGCAACGCATCACATGCTTGCCGATATTCGGCATTTAACACATGCACACGCATGGGCGACTTTAGCCAACGGCCAATGCCGTACTGGTAAACCCAGTCGATATATAAATCATATTCAGCCTGGTTAAGCTCTGCGCCAATTAAGCTTTGTCGAAATCGGGTTTCATCTTTAGAGATATGCGCCTTGGCTATTTGCAGCGCATTAATGGGGGTAACTGCATCACCTAACTTAACCGGACGTTCATCAATGTGGTAAGTGGACCCAAAGCCCACGGTAGGCCGATCGCCTTTTACTGGGATTGTCGCAGTAGGCGCAAACCCTTCGGAAATAACCAAACCAATAAAAGCAGCGGCCGACAAGCTAAGGCCAGCCACTGTCATTCTGTTAGCCATAATTACCCCCAAATAAATATTCATATGATAGCTATTGATACATTAACGGGGCGCAAACCCGAACTACGCCATGCCGTTATCACTTATGTGAAAGCGCGGCCACCTTTCGCTGACTATGTTGTAAAGCGAACCACTCGATGTGATTAAACGTGCGAGCATTCACGCTGGCGGCTAGAAGTGTTCTTCACCCACCAAACCAATTAATGCTATTTCATGATCAATGCCCTCCTGGTAAACAATATGTAAGCCAAGCTTTTGCGCTAATGCATGCTCTGCCCGTGCACCGTGTGATTGCTCCCAACCATCCAACAGATAAATCATGTCAGCACACATCAACATGGTTAACCCAATCTGCATGTATTCAGGTTCAGACAAACCCACAGGCAAAGTGGCAGGGTTAAGCACAATATGAGATAACGACTTTTGTACTTGTGCTGCCAAGTTAAACGCGTGGCGATTGCAATCTGGCAAACCAGACATTGGCCCAGCGATATAAACCTTTGTACGGATCATGTGTTCACCAAATAACATGCAAAAAAATGGGCTCCAATATTGGAGCCCAACGGCGGGATATTACGAGAGAGGAAGCTAAGCAAGTTACGCAGTTGTATCAAGCTTATATAAATATACCCCTTTTTTAGGGTGTTAAACAGGCCATATGTGGCCTTTGTCTTTTTCCGTTTTCGTGATATATGGCGCTAAATCTCTAGACAATTTAATTAAAAGTTATCACTTAACCGAGTTACTTTTGCGAAATAAGGATTTATAAAACCTAGAAGTAATCACGGAAAATATTATAAAAACTGACAACCACCCAATGAATAAAATATAAAAGATCTAGGTGATCAAAAGTTGGTGTTTAAGGCGATCAAAATACTTGCAGAAAACCAACGGTGTAAATACAAATAAAACGAAAACAAATTCATTAACTTAGCTACACATTACACTGTAGTTAAATTGATTAGATTAGTTAGTGTTGATAAAACAACAACACAACCCTCTAAAATTGTCATATGTAGTGAAGCACTGCGCTTCTCCGCCCCCGCAGTGCACCGAGCCAGAAGGACCCGTTTATTTTTCAACACCAAATGATAATCAATCTCATTTGATGCTGACTTAACCAAAACCCTGAAGTGTCACGGCTTAAGCCAAGGCATTAGACCTTTAATCAATGACTTAGCGAACACGCGACACGCATCACTGAATCGTTCGTAAGCGCGTTGGCTATCCCGCACGCTTATCACCTGCTGATAAGTTCGCAATTCTTCGATTGATTCACGTATATCTGCCAATGCCTCATGAGCGTAAAGCTTGCACGATATCGCCTTGCGCTCGAGCTCTGGATTGAACGCCCGAGCTGCTAATGCAATAGCAGATACATCTAACTGACGATAATGCATATACTCGTGAAGTGTTGGCATCTGACACATTATGTATGAACGGTCGAACATAATAGAGTTACCAGCAAACACTACACCCTGCTTAGTCTTACCGTCATACTTAGTCACACTATGACCTTTAAGCCATTTAATAACTATCTGTTCAGCATCTGCCAATGAAAGCGTTGATGCTCGAACGCAATCAATCAACCCGCTTGCCGTGTGCGTGTCAAGTGCCCATTCACTGCATGTTGCGATCACCTCATCACTGTGATGCACAACTACACGTAACGGCAAGCCAATTTGATTAAGGTCCTTATCAGTAAGGATAAACGCCAACTCAAGGATCGGGTAATACTCCATACCCAACGCGCCATTATCTAAGCGGCCATTAAGGCCACCTGTTTCAATATCACCAAATAGGAAGTGTTTAACCATAAACTAATACCCCATCATCGTTATCATCAGACCAATCACCTGATTGTTTTAACGCCTCGTAACACTCATCACAAACACTATGCCACTTATCACAATGATCAACGATATTGGCGGCATGTTCTTCACAGTAATACTTATCGCAACTAATCTCGTCATCACCATGCATACCACCGCAAGCATAACTCAGACCTCTATCAATCTCTTTATAACACCCAACATGGTCACATATAGCAGCGAACACATACCCTATTGGACGACCTGCCTTATCTGTTCCGCAATCACCCCAACCCATAGAAACCTCACTTAAACATAATTAATTAACAACTTCCCCAATTAGCACCATTGGCCATCCTTCTTTCATCTGCCCAGTAATTTCTGCTTCACTTATGCAGCCATCACTATGCTGGATATGGGTATATGATCCGCTAGCAAATAAATCAGATGCGCTTCTATTTAGATAGTCTCCGTAAGGGCATAAATCCTTTTCTTTCACTTTAAGAATCTTCATTTTTAATCCACTCATACCTAACTCTACTATTTCGACTGAAAACCACATTCAACACACTCAAACTTAAACTCTCTTAAGTCGCTCTTAAACCCAGTGACAAGGGCAACCACACATTGAGACATGAAGCCTAAACGGTTTAGCGCGTGGTGATTAGTTGCCTTGTTGCAACGCTTACAGTGCTTTTTCATTACATTATCCTTAAAAAATTGGGCCTTTGACAAATCTGCAAGGTGGTGTTGGTTATGATATCCAACGAGTTACCTTACCGTTAAACACTGTTAAGTTAGGCAACTCCAACCAAGTTCCGTCACAACCATTAGCCATGACTTTAAGGTATCTTTTACCTCCGACCAAGCAGTCACAGACAACCGAAATCACAGGGCTTGGCAATTCATCATCAACACTAATCCATTCGCTTTGTAGTGCGCGGGTGTTCCATGCATTCGTTATATCTGCTTTACTGCCAACGCTTATATTTGATCTAACAGATTAACACTGATGGAATAATGTAAACCTACCAAGTCTGCCAGTAATTAGTGGCAGCAAACCACAAAACGGGCACGGTTTTAATTCACTCATAAATCACTCCACTATTTCAATTTCTGCGCGTCTTAACCAATACACATAAGACTTCTTACTATCGAACCCCACCAATGCCCACTGCCCTTTGCAGATGTAGTGCGCTCTAATGGCCCGTATACATTGCGGCGTTAACCGCTCAATCATCTGGTCAAACTGCCTAACTTCACGCGGGGGCGTAACCTCACCAACACCTGCACTACCGTAAACAATCACTTCACCTAACTTGTCGCACTGGCTTCGGCTTGCGAACCCTTGACCACGTTCTTGATGGGCCCAATAGTTACCCCAACGCTTTAACCCATAACGCAACGCCTTCATATTCAACGTCACTTGTTGGTGTTGCAGCTGCTGCACGTTAATCTTCACCATTACTGTTCACCTCAATCGTCGCCCTAATTTCATCAATCCGTAACTTAAACACCTGGTCGCATATCGCCGAAACATCATCAAACGGCACTCTCACATCACCCAGTTCCCAACGTCGATAAGTCCGTTCACTTACCCCGTAAATCTCAGCCACTTCGGTCTGGGTTAGGCCGCGTAATTCTCTGCCTGTCTTCAAAAAATCAAACCCGCGTAATGCCATTTCGCCCCCAAAAACCTCTAATTGCATATTCTGCTAATAATGATGCGGCGATCATCACAGCCAACCGCTAGCCGTCTTGGTTTGACCGTTCTCAACTTCCACAGACGATCTAGGCAATATCTCGGGCGCAACAGAAGAAAACCCACGATAAATTAAATATTGATGATATTGCTCTAACGCCAAGCTCATGCCCTTATCCAAGGTTGATTTAACGTACTTACGCAGCAACACAGGTAAGGTGTGATTCAACAAACGTTCACCAATCATGGTATCCACACCCAAGTCAGCAACAATGGTCCTGAACAAACGACGTAAATCATGACTAGTGAAATGTTTAAAGCGAATTTGAGTATGCCAATCATGAGCAGAACGAATAGAAATAGCGCCAATATTGCCCGGGAATAAATAAGCGCGTTTGCCAACATGCTTCAACTGCCAACGTTTATAATGCTGAATAAGAGCCTTAGACGAATCAGTCATAGGCACTCGATGCTCTTGCTTGTTCTTGGCATTACTTGCAGGGATAACCCAATAATCACCCGCAAAATGCTCCCACCGAGCTAACCGAGTCTCGTTAATGCGAGTACCAAACATCATCATCAACACAAACAACATCTGCACAGGCATATCCACACCACTTAACCGAGTAAACAAATCAGCTAAATCTGACTCAAACAAGCGAGTATCAACCACATCACCCACTTTAATTGAATACGTCACTCGATAGCCGGCTAACGGATTAGCATTAATCAAACGAAGCTTTGAAGCCGCAGCAAACACCGATTTAAGCTTATTCACCGCCTCACGAATGTACTTAGGCGAAAACCCATCAACCAACATCGGTTTAACCAAACAACCGTCAATCGCAATAAAACTGACATCATGCAAACGAACATCAGCCAAACGAGGCAATAAGTGACACTTGATCATCGACTTAATATTGCTGCGCCAACTCTTGCTATAAGTCGTGTTATTAGCAATATGCTCCTGGTACCACTCAAGCAAACTGCCAACCGAATCAAACTGGCCCGTCACCATGCTGCCAACATTGCGCTTAGCCAACATCACCGGTAAATCAGCGCATAACGTCTTAATACACATATTTGGCCAAGTACCCACCTTTTGCCAAACAGTCTTACCGTTTTCATTCAATACCAAATGAACACTCGCCCGCGTTCGGCCAGCTGCAGCACGTAAACGAATTTCAGGAAACTGCGGATCACGATAATCACGAATAACACCAGCGCGTAACCAACGACGCAAAGCCGCATCATTTAACTTACCAACCTCAACACCAGATGCCGCTTTAGCCATAATCATGCCACCAACCTGTATTCCCACGCGCTGCACTTATCACGACGGCGCTTTTGCTTAACCGAACTCGGCAACTCGCGCCAACGGGCACTTAATGCCGTTTCGCTATCGTGCACCCCAAACTGGTCAAAACACTGTTGTTGAATTTCATACAGGGTCAAAAAACGATTACCACTTAAAATTCGGCATAAGCGCTCTTTCTGGGTGAGTGATTTTTTTGCTGGGTTATTCATCATTAGCACTCCTTAAACCAAGTTGACGTCTAAACTTTGCCACCAACGCTTTACCCTCAGCAGGTTCAATTCGGCGAGTAGCACGAGTGGGTAATGCTTTTGGCAACTCAACATCAACCAACTCACCTTTAGCAAACTTACGGCACATAATCTCGTACTGGCGGGTAAACATGGTTAACACGTCTTTTTCGATGCCAGTAGCAAACAACCAGGTGCCACATTCGCGAACAGCCAAGCCAACAACATCATGGCTCCACTTATGGCCAGCAAGATTGTGATAATGCTTTTTAGCCTCGCGATAAGCCGAACCCAAATCAGGCAAACCATAATCACAAGCCGTTGGCTGACACCACAATGCAAACTGGCGAGGTGTAGGCCAAAACTGGCGATCACCCTGCTCACGTCTTGCTCTGTTTAAGCCCATTTGCACCTGCTCTGTGGTTCTAACTTCTTGCAGTGCCAAGGTTTTCAACCACTCACTTTTGTGAACGGCTTCATCTTCAGGCCTAGGCGCCCCAACCGGAAACAACACCCTCAACTTTGCAAACACGCTGTCAACAATCGCCATATCCATGCTTGACGGCTGCTTGTTAGCGCGGCCAGCGTTCGGTATTCCCACCTGAGTAGAATTAATCACTGATTGAATCGACTTCATATCAACGGATCCTCTGGGTCAAAAACGGCATGGGACCAATCGGCCTTAACCGCTTGCTTAGCAACTAGGCCAGCGTTAACCAGCCAATCGAACTCAAAACCAATCCAGCAACGTGAAGCGCATAACGCAAAAACGTCATCAACCGAGCAACCAGTAGCAACGGCTTTAATCAAATGTGGTGTCAGGCGATTAACCGCAGTTTGGGTCAGTTTGGCTTTTTTCTGTTTGCGAACGGCTAACCAGTCTTTAAAAACTTGCTCACTTGGCAAAGCTGGCCATTTTGAAAAATCCAAAGCTGATTTTTTTGATGTGGTGACTAAATCTTTTAAAGATTCATTGACTGATTCTAAAGTGACTGGTTCTGGGTGCAGGAGATTCACTAGGGGTAGTGCAGGAGATTCACTAGGTAGTGCAGGAGATTCACTAGGGGGTAGTGCAGGAGATTCACCACCTAGTGCAGGAGTTTCACTACCTAAGCCATTATTTTCATCAAAATTTAGATGAAAAACATTAGATGAATTACCCTTAACACCCTTACGGTATTCACGACGTAAAAAGCCCGACTTTTCGAGTTTTTTAACATGGTCCATCACACTGCGACGGCTCATTTCGCACTGCTCAGAAATATAACTATAACTCGGCCAACACTCACCATGATCATTAGCATTATCAGCTAATTTAAGTAAAACCAACTTGCGCAGCGGATTACCCACTTTCGCCTTCATAGCCTTAACCATCAGTTCCATACTCATGTGCGGCACTCCACCGCAAACAATCTAGCAACAGCTAAATTGACGTAACACAAATGCTTGCGTAACATGTAATTGCCTCTCTCTGTAGGTATTAACCCCGTATCGTCGCCAAACAAAAGCGGGGTTTCTTATTTTTAAAATTCATAACATCAAATGCTAAAGGAACAGCTATGACTAACGCCGAAGACTTAAAAGCGCAGTACGAACAGGATAAAAGGCTTTGCACAGAAAACGGAAAACAAGCCTATTCATTAGGTGTATTTGGTGACAAACTGGCCGAACGCGAAAAATATAAAGGAGTTCAAGGCATAGAAGCTGTACACCTTTATATCTGCTTAAAATTTTGTTGGAAGCCAAGCGATGTTCGAGCGATGACCGAGCAAGATCTTCGATTCTTACTGACGCAAGAAATGCACGGTTGGACTTTGCCAAAAGAAGCGATTTAGTCTCTTCGCATTCACAATTAGCGGCTTGAATCTCTAAACTGGCCGCTTCATACATTTTTATCCGAATATCACTTTGCA